GCGCTAAATGTAATTGGCTCGCTTGAAGGAGTGACATAAAGAGGATTCGAGCCGCCAACAACAGCACCACTTGCTACCGGACTAAACGATAAGGGATTAGAATTTGATAAGACGGCGTTTGATTGCGAAAGTTGCCCAGGAAGCGGGTTATTGGAAGCTAAGGAAGCGCCGCCAATAATAGTATTAAGAAATAAAGGATTTGCACCGCTAATGGTGGCGCCATTTAATTGCGTAATATTGAAAGCCATAGCGCCGGCTGAACTAATGGAAACGTTGTTTCCGCCAGCGGCAAATCTAGCAAAAAGGGGATTTCCTACAGTTCCTAATTGAGCGCCAACAGAATCGGCAATAACTTGTTTAGGAAGTTGTTTAGTTCCAGCACCAGTAACGAATGCATCCCACGTAACAGGACCGCCAGGAGTCGGAAGCGTCCAATCGGCAAAAGCTTGGGCAGTAAGCCAAGCTACCAAAAAGCTGGAATATACTAGTAAGTTCCTAAATCTCATTATGTTACCGCCGCAATGAAGCCACTTGATAGCGGATCGCTGAAATCCATAACGCGCGAGGCTTGTCTATACAGAACGTTGACGGGATCGGTTCCCCATGAACCTGTTCCCCAGCCTGCGACCTTGGAGTTTTGCACTCCGAAACCAAACATAGGCGTGTTGTCGACGCTGACAACCCTATAATATATCTTCATACCTGCCGGTTCAAGCGGCAGATAGTCCCATGAAAACAAGGCCAAGTAAAGGGGCAACGGGATTTTGCCAACCATAGCATAGGTTGCAGACCCGTCACCGTGATCATCAATTAAAAAGATTGTTCCAGGCGATGAAGTTCCGAAATAACTATTTAGAAGATCGCGGGCTGTTTCAAACGTCCCGTCCCAATTATTTACGATAATCTTGGCATAAAGAAGCTGCCTGTATGATTCATCGTCCAAAGCAACGATGCCTAGGTCTTGATCGAATATTCCCTTCCAGTAGCCTAAACCAAAACCTTTTTGTGCGTCACCAAAAGAAAACCAAAGATTATCGACAGGAACTTTTACCATTCTGTCGCGGCCAACCCATTGACCAACTACGTCTAATTGCACTCCTATTGCTTCGTCAATATCGAATTGACGCGGCATGTCTGCCACAAATTTCGCCATTGCAACATCGAAGCTTACTAAAGCCTCTACGGTCGCGCGAAATTTCGGCTGCCACCTATGAAAAGATGGAAGAAGTTTTAGGTAATCGTCTGTTTCGTATAGTGCCATTAAACGACTCTAGTTATCAAAACATTGTCTGGCGTAAGTGAAGCGTGTTCATCGAACGCCATAACCAAATCACTTTCGACTTGCGTTCCGCCGATTAACCTTCCAAGTGTAACTGGCCTCTCAATTTCGAAAGCTGGATTATTATCCAAAGTTGCCTTCGAAGTAAGTTGAGAAAGCACAATGTCATCGCCAGGATGTAAGTTATTAACCCAATCCGAAACAGTAGTCCTTAGTTTAGAATCGATAGTTGTAGTGTAGCCCCCTTTGGGTCTAACAGGAATAATGACTCGAATTGGAACATCCCGAGAACGAGAAAACTGAATTGTATGTGGAATTCCAGCCTCGTCAACCACAATTTCACTAGTAGTTCCATAGGTAACCACTCCCGGAGCTTTCTTTAACCGAATGACTTCAGCAATAGCGACAGGATCGCCACCATCGACAACCATGGTGAAAGAATGGGAAGGCATTCCATCGGCATTCGTTCCGAATTCTTCGTTCTCGTATCCCCTATACCTGAAGACTCCCGGAAGGGAAGCAACAGCGCCGATCATTCCTTCAAGCAAGGAACGACTAGGAATTTCAGTAGAAAGAGACTGACGAACACGTAATTGCCCATCAGTTTCGACAGGCATGCCAACAATAGCAGGCTCAGGATTATCAACACTCTGCCAGCCCTTAACAGAATTTTTGATATTGGTTACTGTATGTGCTGGCGCTTGTTTGTCGCCATCCTCGGTGCAGGTTCCCCTAACGATCATTTCAGCAACAAGGGGAATTGTTATTGGAGTTGGCAGCGCCCACTGTTGACCGAGAGCATCTTCCGCAATGCCGTTTACGATAATAGTGCCAGGAATACCAACAATTCTCAAATCAACTTGAGACCTGCTAGACGCATTCCTTCTAATTCCATTAATCTTCACAACCCTGGAAAGTCCAACGCCTTGTGCGGTTGATGGCGAAAAAGATTGATAAACTGCATTAATCACAGAGACATAATCATGTTTCGACTTTGCCAGAACTCCAATAAGCTGGCCGTCTTGGCTATCTGGCTCAATATAAATGTCTGTGCCATAAATAGACTGGAAAACTCCCCTTAGCCATCCATGAATATCATCTAGCATGGGCAAAGTTAGCCCATACTGATCAATGACGGGCATCGGGATGTTTGGAATATTGAAGTCTGCCATCTTACTTCTCTGTTACCATTGGAATGAAAACAGGTTGAACGCCGTATATAGTGTCGATCAAAACGTTAACATCAAAGCCGCGAGTATCGCGATTCAAATTCGAAGAATACTGAATAAGCTGGCTAACGCCAGGAGTAGCCAAAATTCGATGAGAAATGGTTATGTCTCTGACGTTACCAGTATATTTGCCTAGAACTTTTGTGTTCCAGGCCATACCATCATCGAGATTTAAAAACCACTCTCCAACTTCTAACTTTAGTCTCGTTAATACTGCCTGTCCTACAGCTTCCGGAACATCTTTAAAATGTGTATTCTTATCGCCTTTGCCGAAGACCATGTCTCCGCCAAGTCGACCAATTCCGGTTTTCTGAAGTTTTCTGTATTTCATTACGATGTACTCAACAGGTTCTGATTTCCCAAGATAACATCTTGTTTAACTTCATCTTTTATGGCTTTCTCCATAACCGCTTGCCATTCTGGTATACCGCCGGCATACAAAGCACCGGCAGTAATGGCAGTGGTCAAGGAAGTGATGGCACCACTAATCGCAGCAATAGCATTTTGACTGGCATTGGTTATGTCGTCAAGCTCTTGTTTCATCAATGTAATTCTAAATATGGCATCAGACGTTCCAATTGCACCTAAGATATAATCATTAGAAATAATTAGGACTTGCGCAGCAATACTCTCTAGCTCTGCATCTGCATTGGCAGGCTTCAAGATTACTTCGGGACGATATGGAGAGTCAATCGGCAAATTCTCTGCAAATTGTGTCCAGCCCAAAGTTGTTAAAAGTCCAGTATCGTCTAGACCAAGTCCAACAATTTCTGCCGCTTGATCCATTAATGATTGAATAGAATCAGCCAAACCTTGGAGGGAATCAGCAACTGTAGTTCCTCCAGTAATTTCACTTTTTGTTAAAGCCTGCCCAGCGGCAGCTTGCGTGTTCTGTTTTGCTTTCCCTCCACTTCCACCGGAAGGATTTTGCAACATTTGCTGCAAACCGCCTTGAAGAACCTTCTGCATGGTATCTTCCATGCCGCCGGGTTCCGTAGTCTTAGCAGCTTTCAATTTATTGATGATAACATCGTTCGACTTCATAGTCGGACGAAACATTCCCATCATTGACATCAAGTTAAAGGCCATAAGATTTTCTCAATCCCTCAAAGGCTTGCTCAATTCTATCCATTCTTCTAATATTACAGTCTACGCACCAAAACTTTGACCATTTTGTTCCGGCAGGTTTTCCGCATTCAATACATTTCAGACCGCTTCTAAATGAAAGACCGTTCCGTTCATGATTTTTGTTTTTATATGCAGGAAATTCTATCATGTTGAATTCAACAAAATCTTCGGGGCTTTCTTAACGATAGCCTTTCCAGCTTGTGCACTTTCAACTTTTCCAGTCTCGCGAGACATGTTCTCGCCAGCCTTGGAACTCATATCTTTGCCGGCTTCATTCTCGACGTTTTTATCTGCACCGTTCTTAATGTGTTCGGTTGTTTTACTGTACAGACCGCCATCTTCGCTTTCGTCCATTCCATATTTATGGTCACCATTAACGGAGCGAAGTTGCGGACCCTTGTCATCAACGCCGTCTTTGACATCTTCCGCGCGCGGGCGAGACTTCATGCCAGGAAGAATCATCATATCAGAGATATGATGCATTCGACTACTGCCTTGATCTTGCATTCCGTCTTCTTCGTGCCACTTGTCAAAGCCGCGCGAAGCAACGATTGCAATTCCCTGATCGCCTTTCTTAATCGGAAAGGTTAGCATATAGCCATCTTTTTTCTTTTGTGTGCCCCCTCCGCTTGTTCCTCCGCTACTGCCACCGCTTCCATTTGCAGCTTGCTGTTGTGAGGGTTGCTGTTGTTGGCTTTCCCTTCCGCCGGAGGGAAAATAAACAGGGGCGCCCTTGATGTTTTCGATTTCTACCTTTTCAACACTGCCATCTTTCTTACGCCTCACTCCCTTAGTCTGTATTTTAACTTCTGCAACCTGCTTTTTCTTATCAAACTCAACGAATTCAATAGGATAAGCAGTATGAATACGCGCCTGCAAGTCATCCTGAAGCGCGCCCAATACTGTCCTTTCGTCATCTAGAACTTCCCGAACGTCACGGCCGAGAACTTCATCGCCGCCTTCATCTGCCATTTACTGTCCTCCTCCCCCACCGCCTTGTTGTTGCGAATCCTTTTCGGGCGTGCCTCGTTCACTATTAGCATCGCCAGCCCCACCGAATTTAGCAGATGCAGGACCGCTTTCGTCAAGAGCAATACAAATCAAGGTAGTATACCATTCTTGGCCTTCCATACTACCGTCGTGATCTATTTTGATCACTTTGTAAATGTTATCCGTTGTTATTCTTGGTGCAGTTCCAACTTGTGGAGTGCCAGGAACTTGGGGGACATTCAAATCAAAAAGCTGTTGATCACCAAAGCCCGATCCGCCAAAAAGTCCTACATTGGCGCCTTCAACGCCGCGACCGAATTGAAGTCTTTGAATAGACTTTTCATCGATCATTACTTTCTGGCCCTTTCGAACATTCGGATTCAAGAAAATCTTAACGTTGATTCCATCCAAAGTTTGTTCAGGTAATCCGACCATACCGGTATCGGCATTGATCACCATAGTATCGCCTTGCATGAAACCATCATTTTTAATAAGATTTATCTTTCCCTCATGATCATAATGCCAACTCATGTTAGCAGTATTTGCAACCCAATTCATAACGTCTCGGGCCATACCATATAACGTAATCGGCTTTTTGAATTTCGTTTCTGGCAATTTATCGACAAAACCTATAGAGGCTCCAAGTTGTTGCATTACTTGAGTTGCAGTTTCCCAAGCGTCCTTTAAGGTCCAGTCTTCGTTGAGAGTTTTATTCACTGTTCCGTATTGAAATGCAGACCTAGGACCAGTTGCAACAACGTCATGATATTTATCAACTCCGTTAGGAAGCTTTCCTCGTCGTTGTTGCTGGCCAACTCCCCTAAAGATTAAGCCAAAACTTCCTTTTTCATATCCGGCTTGCAACTCGACTCCTGCCCCCTTTTTGAACATAGAGTTAGAGGTATCGTTAGAAAGATTAAACATTCTAATATAACACCAATCCGGATACTGATGGTCCATCAACCTAACTTGAAACTCTACATGCATATTAGACAAGTCAAGGCTTACGCCAGCAACGCTAACGTGGCATTTCCTTATCCAATGTTGATCGGCCACTTTTTAAGCAAAGCCCTTTTCGAAACGACAACGAAGCTTAAGACCATCCCATTCTCCCTTAATGCGATCAACGGCATTTGCGGCAGTAGAAAGAACTGGAACAGTTCCGCCAATCCAAGTAAAATAAGAGCCATAAGCTGTCAATAGTCTTGAACCAACGTTATCTTGTACAATGTACCAAGTATATTCAACGCCAATTACCATATTTGTTGGATTTGCAAGTGTACGATTACCTTGCAATATTACCTTTGCTTTTGCAAATTGCGTACAGTCTGTATTAATGGTTGTTCCGTCAGCAAGCTGTTGAATGCCTGACGAAAAACCGTAAAGCTGGCGAAACTTATCATTAAGATATGTTCTAAAATTTATTCCGGCCTCGCCGTCGTTCAATATTTGTTGAGCCATGTTAGTGCCTTCCTTGTCCTATTCCCCAGTATGAATTATCATACCACTGTCCCTGATCATTCCACTTATCGTCATAAACAACCCAAGGCTTGCTAAACGGAACAAGAGTAGGAACAGGCCAAAACCAGCCTACAGGCTTAACAGGATCAGCACCAAAACCGTAAAGTAATAGTTCAGAATCAGTAACAGTAGTAACAATGACCAATTTATCTTCAATGCCTAAACTTTCAAACGTCGGAGTTGATCTACCTTTTTGACACAACATAATCATTGCAAAGTCAAAACCAAGGTATTTATATTGATACAACAAGTCTAACCCTGTGACTAGTGGTGCGCCTTCAAAAAGAACTAAATTGGGGTCTTCGGTAATATCATGAAAATCAATTACCCATCCAGCTTCGTCCGCATCTCTATATTGTGTGCGAATTTGAAATGTCTTCTTATGTATCGTCATACTCTGAATAGTGGGAGTAGGACGAAGCGGAACCTCATATGCTATCTTCCAAGGCATTTATCCGGTTATCCTTCCAAATAAAGCTCCTAAGCCTTGCAGAACAGAACTTGCTGCATCTGAAGGATTACTAGGAACGCCTTGGGCTAAAAGTCCATTGACTTCAGTAAGCTTCTGCAATATCTGTTGTCCTATATTAGTTGCCGGCGCAGTTGACTGCCTTTGTGCAGTATTCGTTGCGGTATTAACGCTTCGTGCCGTAGAAATGCGCACTTCTCTAAGACGAACCGTTGCAATTACTGCCCACTTAGTTCTTTGGTCATTCGTTACAGTAATGCCTATAGGAAGCATATTGCGATATATACGCTTTCCGGTAGTGATATCCATAGGATCGCGTCTGGCTTGAATTGCCAGCAAGAATTCATATTCTCTTATGGAACTACCAATTTGCTTTTGCTTGTAATCAGCAAAGCCAATTTTCATATCTACCGTTTTTGCGCGTAAAAACGCATGATCAGATACAGCAGCACCATCCTCGACAGGATGTTCCGTAACCTGAAGCTGATCATCGTAAACCTCCTCAATCACGACATCAGGAACAAGCGTGCCAATTCTTGACTGATTAAAGTAAATCAGCGCATAGCCACCATCGCCAGGACCGGAACCAATATTTCCGCCAGGAACAGGACCGGCAGAAGGCGTGCCAGTAGTAAGATTTACTGGGCGGGGCGCAGGAGAAGTGATTAAAGAAGTATCAGCCATTACCTGATAACTCCCTTAATCTGGCTCATATTGAGACGATTGATGTTTTCAGCCGCTCCTTTGAAGATACTTGCTGCGTCTTTAGCATCTTGAGCATGAATAGTAGTTTTATATTCATTGGTTTGAGTAACAGAGCGCGAATTGTCATTGGCAACATTTCCAGGAGAAGCAATAGGCTGAGCATTGTTCATTGCTTTGTCCATTGCTTCTAATGGACCAAGATTACTCAATCTATATTGTTGATACCTCCCGCGCTCTCCACCAAGATCAAAATGCATCAAATCTCTTACGCCACCTCCACCGAGTTGCGTTCCAAAAGCTCCTCCCCAAGCAAATTTCCCGGTTAGTTCTGGATACCTTTTAAGCTGCTCAGTATAGGCACCACGCGCCAATTTTTCATAAAGTCCAGTAGGGTCTTCGCCCCTATTAAGAATAGTTCTGCCTTGCGGATCAACAATATGGAAATCATTGGCTTTTCCATGCCCATGGAAAGACTGTTTAGTTCCTCCCCTATATCCAGACGTTGACTCTACTTTATATCCGGGTGGCAAATATTTCTGCGCAGCACCAACAATTTCTGCAATTCTTGGATCAGCGCCTTTACTATCAATTCTAACTGCACCATCTCCGCCTTGAACAACTCTACCATCTCCACCAGATGGGTCTTGATAAACGGGGCCGCTATATCCAGACTTATCTTTCCCAAATGCTGCCTGCATTGCTGAAACTGTACTAGCAGTTTGTCTATTCAATCCAACGCCAGCATGAACACTTCTTCCGGAAGCATCTGTTACGCCAGCCCATTCTTTTGCTAAATTTCCCATAAATTGTTGATCTGTAATTTTGCCAGCGCGCCAAGCGCTATATCCTCGTCGCTCCAAAAGAGCGCGCCCCAAACGATCCTGTAATTCTTGATTAAATGTTTCTTTACCAGTTAAACCCAATTGCGACCTTAGATCAGAAAGGGTTTTTCTCATAAATTGATAACGACCAATTGCAGAAGACCCTTTCATTTGACCTTGCGTTTGCATAACTTCATCAAGACTCATTTTGGTAATATCAACACCTTTATTAAGGAGTTGATGTGCAAAAGAATCTTGGTATCCTTGATTTGTTCCTTCTGCTCTAGAAACTGCATCAAGAATTGCTGAACCTGCTCCCTTGGCCAACTCTCGACCGCCGCGGGCATTACTTTCAAATCCACCGCGATCTACTCTACCGCCAACAGTGCCAGCGCCGGTTTCAGGCGCAGTAAAGCCGCCTGCACCGCCGGCGCCTCCGCGTCCACTAATATCCGGCGCACCGCCTCCACTTTCGCCAGTCTGAGTGCCACCCATTCCAACAAGATTTTTGATTTGATCCCATGCAGTCCCAAAGAAACCCTTGCGGCGTTGCTCTTGTAATTCTTGTGTATTCTTTTTAATTTCTTCTGTATTGTCTCTAGTTGCTCTAGTTTCTTCTTCCTGTTGTCTTGCTTGTTCTTGTTTGCCTCCCATTGTTGGGCGGTTTTTCCAATCCTGATAACTCTCTATTGGTGCTGTTGGCGGTGCAGGTGCAGTTTCGGGCGCAACAACATCTCTGCGATATTTATCAGTAAACCTACCCCACCAAGTCTTTTCCTTGCCAGGAAATTCATCTCTGCGAAGAGCATCGGTAATTTTTTCCCAAGTACTCTTTACTTGAGGCATTCCGGCCGCACCTCTGCGGCGAGCCATTTCATTTTCATCAATTTGTGCATATTTATCAAATTGAATTTCTTCAGAAGCAGATTTATATTTTGAAGGAGGAATTAGTCCGCCAGTTGCAGCAGATGCTTTGTCTTGTACTGACTGTTTAACTGATGTAACAACATGTCCTACAGGATCATCTTTGATAAGATCAAGAAATCTAAAAATTTCAGCTAATGCATGAACAATTGTTCCTAGATCAGATGCAACTCCACTAATGCTATTTTTGGAATCATCCCACCATTTAACCCAAGCCGCACGTTCTTGTGCTCCATCTGGACCAGTTAATTTACTCATATAGGCAAGCATATCTTGTGCTTTGCCTTCGGCCCATTGACCTATTGGCTCAGTAATGGCCGTAAAGAAAGCTCTAATTTCTCCTTCGTGTCCTGCTATAAGACCGTTTACTTCCTTAACCAACCTTGCGGTTGTTTTCATCATTGGAACAAAGATGGCGTCTTGAACACCTTCCATGTTCGACATTAAGTCGCCCCATTCCCTTCTAAGGTCTTGGGCAGCTTTAATGTCATCGGCAGAATCTTGCTTCCATCTTTTTCTTATTCCTTGTTGTCTTCTATAGTCCTCCTCGCTTAAGGCAAGTAATCGCCGAACATCGGCAACACTATAGCCAATTTCGGCAAGTCTTTGAACAGCAATATCAAAGCGGTTAGCAGCAGCTTCGCGCTTGACAAATCTTGAAAGCTCAATAACTCTTTCTGCATTTTCACGGGCAGTAACGCCCATGCCTTGCAATAGAACAAGATTTCCACGGTTCCTTTGAACTGCATCTTGAAGGGTCGTAACTAGGCTGGCAGCCGTTCCTCGATTTGCGCCAATATTTTGGAGAGATTTATCAAGCGCGTTTAAGCTTAACGCAGTAACGTTAAGATCACGAGAGAGATCGCCAACTTGTTGTAAGTTCTTAACAACGCCTTCAAAAGCTTTGAAACCGCCAACCGCTGTACTAAGAGCACCAAGAGCAGCAGTAATTTTTGTAAGTGAGGGATGAATTACTTGATTTACTACAGTACTAAAACGTTGCCCATGTTGTTGGGCGCTTTGCGACATTTGTCGCATAGAGGATTCATGGGTCCTTGCAAGACCCTTCATCCCCTTTTCAAGTTCTCGCATTTCTTGCGAGGTTACTTGTTGTCCAGCACGAAGACGGCGCGCGATATCTTCAACCCGACGCGCGCTTTGCTCATCGACTTGGTATTTTAGCGAAATAATCCAGTCTTGAATCGTCTCTGCCAAAAACCTAATCCTTTTAATAACGCGCTTCGGCTGCTGCCTGGGCTGCTCTTATTGCGGCCTCTCGTCTTCTGTCATTCTCTCCTTTTATTTCTAGAAGCTCATTCATTTCGGCTATGTGTCCAAGATTAAATTTGTTGAAAACAACATCCTCATAAGAACACAAGCCGCCGAATACAGGTCTAAATAACCATTCCTCTTTAGTTGTTGTCGTTAAAGGCGTATAACCAACGCTATCTTCACCATCAACAACTTGTTGGTCTACCCAGTCTGTTGGAATAAGCGGTTGACGGAGGTAAAATTTCCGAGCGATTCGCTCGCAACGCTCCACACTAGTTGAAGGGCCACATCAAGCTTGATATCATCGTACATCATTCTGCCATTCACATCAACAACAGGATGCAACCCAACAATTTCACCAGTTGCTGGATTTCTGTTGATTCTGTAAGCTTTGGCAAGACATCTGTTCATGATATAGTCTGCATCTTCATCAGACATTTTGCCTAAAGCTGTAGTAAATGGCTCGATTGCATCAAGCTCATTCAAGAATTCTTCGAATTTAAGCGTAACCTCTTCTGGCTTATCTTGATTAGTGGCCTCTTTTTGCCCAAACTTGAGCATGAAGAGGGAGCCGCGCATAAGCGATTCCTTGATTGCACCAACTATTGGATGCAATCGACGCGCTACATGCAACTGCTCACGAAGATCAAGAATATCAGTCCTATATTCAGCATCATTGATTTTAAGAATCGCCATAAGCGCAAGTCTCCGTTCTCAAAGTCGAGCTAAAGACTTTAGCGCTCATTGGCGTTTCAATCAAGTGTTAAATAGTCGGAGGAGGAACGCCAGCATCAAGAGTCGGATCAATGTGACCGGCATGAAATAACCATTCCTGAATTGCACCAAGCTTTCCAAAAGATAAACTTGGCGGTCCAGTGAAGGCTACAACGCTCGCAACCATCTTATCGCCACGAACAAAGTCGCGAACGGAAATCACATTCTGTCCCCATTGCGAGGCAGATGCGCGTTGCGCCTTATACATGTTGAGTAATTGGCCGTTAATCGGCGAAGTCTTCAACAACCTAACACGAATGCTGCCCGAGTCAGAAACGTGTAAGGAATGCATTACTTCGCCATCGGCGCCAGTAACCATAGTATTATGATCTTCCGTACGCTCGAAAGTAATACCTTCTTCAGCAGCGCCGGAACCCATACCAAGGTTGATGCTTCCGCCAGGGCCAGCGATAGAAGCGCCAACATCTTTAAAGCTGTAGCTTGCCATTTTAGATTTCTCCTAAGCGTTACCTGATAGGTGAGCCTGCATAGAGCATTGCACTCATAAAGCCGGCATGAAAAGTCCATTCCTGTATGCCACCAAGCTTTCCATAAACAATGGTAGGCGGTCCAGTAAATGCAACTTCAGCAGCACTAATAACATCACCCTTAACACGATCACGAACAGAGAATTGGCCAGTGCCCCACATGTCTCCGTCTAAAGAATTCATGAGGTTCATTAGCTTACCATTATTGGGACTTATCTTAAGCAATCGTATTCTAATGACGCCATTTACTGCCGCATGCTTACAGTGCATTATTTCGCCTTGACATCCCACCATCATGGTGTTTCTATCTTCGGCTTTTTCTATTGATATTCCCTCATCTGCAACAGCACCACTTGAGTCCCCCGCCAGCGTTATGTTGCCAGCGGGAGCCACTAGAGTTGCTATTACATCAGCGAAAGAATAGCTTGCCATTACCTGTTCAAGTTCACGATGATGTTCACGAAGTGCACTGCACCAGCAAACTTGCCGCAAATTTGAATTGTTGGCGCAATGCGCTGTTCACGTAATGCAGCCGGTTGCGTCGCCACAAGCGGAGCAAAAACGTAATAGCCTCGCGAAAGGGTCATTCCGGGCCGTAGCAAGCCCACCGGGCCACCTCCCCAAACGCCAGGGGCCAACATGCCGTTATTGACCGCGCGCTCGCAGGTAGCCTCGCAAACCGTCGTGATCATGGCAATGCCAGGATCGGTCTGGGGAATCTTGGTTTGGGACTGATAAAGAAGATTCCAAACGTCCACTTGCAGAGCATTGGCAAACCAATCCGAGTTATGGACTTCGTCAAAGAAGTATCCATTACTCATAACGCCTTCTTGCAGAATGGCCGTATCGTTGTCATACTGCACAAAGACGTTGATGTTCTTGCTCGTCAGAATGCTTGCCTGAGTTTCAGTCAAGATTTCAATCTGCACGCCCGGTTCTTGCTTGAACTTCAAGGTCAACGTAGTATTGTTAGCCTCAAAGTCGACAGTAGCAGCACGCGCGAAGGCAGAAAGCGCAGCATACTTATTGTAAGTGCTGTACTGCACAAAGCTGCGCATATAGCGGATTGCCTTAAGGCGCGATCCGATATCAGTAGAGTTAAGCGGATCAAGGCAAGCCGAAGCCTGGGCAGTGATGATATGCATACGGGAACGCTCAGTTCCTTCAATGTATGCAGAAACATCAACAAGCGCATTATCGGTCGGCATAGTAGAGGCAGCAAAAGCAACTGCATACCATTCCGAAGACATAGACGCACAAGCCTGAGTCGCAGCAAGAGCAGTTTCGGCAAGCATTCCGTTCACCGGAGCATTTGCTTGACCAGAGCGAAGCTGCATCTTCGAAGAAATGTCTGTTCCTGCACCTGTTGCAGAAGCATAAGTCAGAACACCGTTAGTCGGGCCAGTAGCAACCGACTTAACATCGAAGCGATCATAAGTAGCGTCCCAAGTAACTTCGATGCCGGTCGTTGCGGCCTGAATTCTTGCAGCAACTTGGTTGAGGTTCGTATCCGAAGAGAAGTTAAGAGACGCAATGTTCTTAACAACGCCACCGACAGTAATGGACATGGAACCGTTAGTAATAGCGGTCCAAGTAGCCATATCGAGATCGGTTGGATTTAAAACGCCACCATGAAGAACTGCCTTGGTGTCGATACGCGCCCAACGTCCAATATAAAGAGAATTGGGGCGAGGTAATTGCGAGAAATAGAGAACAGCAGCATTATATTCGGGAGTAGAAGTTCCAAACTCTTCTGCAACCTCGTCTAAGGTCCGATAGAAGCGGACACGTTCGCCAACGTCAATAATGTCGCTGTCACCGAGAACAAGAGCGACACCAAAGTTACGATAGCCTGCGGCAATCGGGCTGATGTTTACATCAACAGAAACAACACCCGAAACGGATAAACCTCGATTCATCTTATAATCCTTTCTGTATCCCAATCAACGGACACAATTTCCCCATCGGGCTGCGGCCGTTGAGTATGAATCTCGCCAAGAGCTTCGATGATGTTTTGAACTGCATATTCGCGCACATAAGTATGCTCGAACATTAGTTCCATGTCTACGCGCCTATACCAGACTTTATTGACTTGTTCTGGTATAAGAATTTGATCGCCAGTGTAACGTAATCTTAATCCTAATGGATCAAGAACTTCGTGATTCTGGTTTACGTCTAGACCATCAGAGACTATGCCTGCGATCTTTTCGCAGTTCGGTCCATAAAAAGAAACTAAATAATGAAGGTATCCAATATGAAAAAGCCTATCTTGTCCAACATCATTAGGATCGCTTTCATCTATTGGAACATGACGAATATATGGCGATCCCGGTTGTTTTTCTTCCTTAGTCTTACCGAATGCAATCCAGTCTACAGATGGTGCAGGTATCGTTGGCGGTTCCGGTTGCCAACGCGGACGAACTAAAGAACCCGGTAAGCCTGCCGTACCAGCAATAAAAACATTCAACTGCCGATCAATATCAAAATCTGAGGCAGGTTGTATGTTTGTAGGAAGTAAAAAACCTCCTGATGCTGATGTGTTAGGCAACTGGCCTTCCTCCAGGGTCCTGCATTATTGCTTCCGCTACATTAAAACCCCAAATCGAGTAATCGTCTTGCGAGACTACTTGCCATAAAAGGTTATTCCAGACGATATCATCTGCCGGCTGATCAATTGAAGCATCGCCTGTAGAAATTGGAGTTTGAGTGTACACTGTAATTCCTGACCCTTGCCTTTCTTCTTCGGCCGTTCGTTCCATTCCTAAAGAACCAGAAGGAACGATTACACCCTCGGCATGAACGTCTTCAAAGGTTTTAACTCCGATGCCATTTTCATCTTCAGTAATTGTGTATTTCCTAACAGTAAAACCGCCAGGAACCTTAAAGTCAGGATTATTCAATAACGGATAAGCATCAAACGCAGGCATGGAATTTTATCGCTTAGAACTTCTGCGAACGCGGTAAGTGATCGATTCCAACATTTCGCCAGTGTCTATCAAGGGAATGTCGTGACCTTTAGCCTTTACTGTTGCGGGCGCGAGAGGCGCAAAAGGACCGCTCAAAAGTTTACGGCGGATAGAGTTTACAGCCGCTCGGCCTATAGCATCAAGCCCATTAGTAACCGCGCCTCTATTTCCAAGTGCGGCCAAAGCGCCGTAATATTTTGACAAAGATTTGATTTCTTGCCTTGCGTTCAAAAGTCCCGGAAAAAAGAATGGACGGGCCGGAATATTTCGAACGGGACTCCCGGTTTCCATAATGTATGCAATCTGAGCAACGCGAAGATTACTATTTTTATGGGTCTTGTTCTCAAATCCAACAACAACTTCAGATGCGCCGATTTCCTCAACTGCCTTAAACATGTCGCCTTTTCTGTTTGTGACAACAAAATCGACGGGCATTATTCATTCTTTCCGAAGTAAGGAACAGCAAAGCCAGCGTCTATCAGTTTTTGATTAACTGAAACCGGATCATTATCTGTAAAGATTTCAGCAAGATATCTGCCATATTTCTCTGTTTTATCTTTCTTTGTCCTAACTAATAGGTCTTTACTTTTTAAATTCGGCAGAATTAGCAAAGAATATTCTAAATATCGTTTGGCCTCTTTTGCCTTCTTTTGCTCTTCAGGATCAGGCGAATGAAGTTCTGGAGTATTTATCCCATACAACCTTACTCTGATCTGATGATGAATATCTAAACCAAGATCAATGTCGAGATCAACAGTATCGCCATCGACAACCCTAATGTATTTGGCTTGATATTCATACATTTAGACAACGAGAATTGCAGCCGGTTCACTTAAATGCAGTAATTCCAAGAACCTTAAACCGTATGGAGAAGAGCTTAGATCGGCAGTAGCAACATTGGTATTAATTGTTGATCCGCCAAATTGTTTCGAAGTTTCTGCATAATCAACAGAAAGCGGCCCCACTTTTTGGCTTTTCACAACACCAGAACTTTTCGTTCCTGTAATTCCAGTGCCCTTTGAAGTTTTGTACGCAATTAAATTCTCTATGTAGAGAATGTGCGCAGTCAAGAGCAACACCCCCATAACTCGCAAACTTGGTATCCAGTTTGAAGTTACGAGGGTGTTAGCATCTGTCAGGACTAATTCAATTACTGAATCGTCCTGATCCCGGAATTCCGGAAATCTGTCTAGAAAGTCAGCGACTCCCGGAGCTACGTAATCCGGCATTTACTTCTTTGGCGGTTGCTGCTGCGGTTGCTTAGAAGCTGCGGCATCCTTGGCTTGCTGGGCCTGTGCATCTTGTGCCTTTTGGTCAAGATGCGCCTTGTCAGCCCCGCCAGTGGCAGGATTTGCGCCTTGTGCTTCCTTGGGATCAAGTCCAGCGCGTCGCAATGCCTCTTCGCTTTCCTTGCCGCCCTTGGTGTCAGTACCGGGCGGTAAAGGATCAGCAACGCCAGGAATGGTTCCTGCGATCATTGCAGCTTCGCGATTCGAAACATCCATCGGGTTACGAAGATGCTTCAACTCTTCACGCTGGCGTGCAAGTTCATGGAACTGCTGCTGAAGTTCACGAGACTTCTTGTCAAGCTCTTCACGTTCTTTGTTGAGCTTTGCTTCGGCATCAAGTTGCTTGGAAGCATGCTTGCCATCAAGAACAAGATCACCACTTTCACACATCCCGACGAAAACAGGATCATCGGGATTAACAGGCGTAAAGTCGTTAAGGACTTGGCCCGGCATTACAAGAACCGGCTCGCCAATCTTATCGCCAGCTTGATTCTTGCGCCCAGTGTCGCGATTAACAATGCGAGCGCCAGGGGACTTATTTCGAAGTTCCATTGTTCGTCTCCAAATCTAACTATTTAGATTCCGTCACCATAGCGCATTGCCTGGGGACGGCGAACGTCAACACCAGAAATACGCATAATGCCAGGAACCTCGAAAAGTAATGGCGCTTGCTGCCAGGGCGGCAAGAACTGGAATGGCATCGGCATCTGCATAACAAGAACATCAGGCGAGCGCCGATAAGCAACCATTCGAGCAGTTCCGCCAGAACCGGCAGTATCTAAGCCCCAAATTCCACGAATGGTAAGGGGCTGGCCAGTCTGGCGAGTGTAAATGTTGTTCTGCCCCATCCAATCAAGAACAGTCTGCGTATTGTACTGATCAATACGCATCGTCGAGATTGACAGAAGGCGAGAATAGGGAATGAGAAGCGTATTCGCCATCTCAGCCCCATACGTAGTATTGAACTGAGACGTAAGAACTGCGTTAATATCCGCTAAGATATTATCAGCAGACTTAGTCGACCAAGTCGTAGTCGAGCCAGTACCAGTTGCAGCAACCGAACCGGCCGTAACGGAAGTCTGATTAACAAGTCCAAGGTAGTTCTTGGTAGTGTCGCCAGTAATGGCAACCTTGTCAATAAACTCCTCCGAAGCGCGACGGGCAGCAGCGGCCTTATCGGCACGAAGATCAACGCCCTGCATCTGAGCAACGGCAAGCTCTTCAATGTCGTAATCGTAACCAACCGCACCCATGCCGATAACGGTTTCGAACTTCTCGCGTAAGACTTCCGCATGCGGAACGTCTTGACCGCGGGCAGCAAACCATTTCGCACGGCCGACCATGTCGGAACTAAAGTAAGTTACGCCCTTAACCCAGGCCGGCCCAGTAGTGTCAACCGGAACAAGCTGTGGATACTGGATATCAGGGTAACGAACCGCATAAGCTTCGCGTTCGATGCGCATCGTCTGATTTAACAGAAACGAAAGCGCCCGTTGCGGAGCATCCTGTAATTGCATGATGGGCATCGAAGCTTTCCTTTAATTCAAATAGCATTAGCCAATGCGAAGGATCGCAAGACCGGCGCCAGTGGTAGACGAATCAAACGATCCATCAGGAATCGCAGTATTCGACGTTGCAACGTTCGTAATAACGCCAGTAGCCGGCACATAGTAGGCAGGATCGCCGACAGCAACAGCAACCGATGCCATAACCCAAATGGTCCCGCGCTCAAGAACTGGCACGGTCTCATATTGTTCATAGGAATCGGCGATACCGCGACTGGCATTGTGCGACATGACAGTAATGCCGCGAAACTTACGAACAGTTTCAGAAACTCGAATCTGTTCGTCAGCAGTACCCTGGACGCAAACCTTACCAAACCCAATTCCAGCGGCAGACTCAAGCTGACGCGAAATGATGTTGTGCGGTTCGCTATTCGCGATCATTCCCTCTACAGCGGGAAGGATCGTTTGAGCATAAGAAGTTTGAACTGCGGGCATTTTTGAGAATCCCTATATTCGAAATGATTTAGTTGCGCACGCCATTCGAAATGGGCGCCGGGTCTTTCCAAGCGTTAGAAAGATCATCCAGCATCTTCTTATGCGCAGCTTCGCGGCCATCAGCCGCATCATTGGTAAAGGTGGAATAATGCGGCTTGGAGTCGCGCATATGGGCAGCAATAGGATCGTCAGTATTCACGCCGCCACTATCCGACAACATGTCGAAAGAGGCACGAACGTAATCATCCGACTTATCCTTGACGGCCTTGTCACCCATTTTCTTTTCGACAGCAAGGCGCACAATCTCAGAATTCTTTTTGCCCTTGCACGCTGCATCATCGATCCCGAGCTTCTTAGCCCTAGAAACAACATCCATGCGATCTGCAACGGCTTGTTCGAAATGCGTCGTATCGTCCTGCTTATCCTTCAGGAGCTTGATCTCGGCATCTTTCTTGCCAAGTTCTGCGTCCTTAGCAGAAATCGTCTCCTTAAGAGACGAGATTTCCTTGCCCGTATCATTCGCGAGCTTGAGGGATGCAGTATTCGAATCTTGAACGCTTTGTTCTAGTTTCTTGATCTTGTCAGCAAGAGCAAGAATTGCTCGCTCAGATTCATCCGTGACAGTTGCAAAACCGAAACCGTCAACAAGAATCTTACGAATATTATCGGGCATTTGATCTTCTCCTGAATCGCCAATTTTACATTGTGGGCCTGCACGCCCAGCGTGAACAATTGCAAGATGATTTCCAGTCAAGGATTTCTGAACGGCGTCATACTTTTCACCGTTCACTTCTCCCGGACTAAATTCGAGATCGCAAGTGTATCCATAGGAAAGACCTACTTTCCCGGATTCAACTTCATCGATGGCTTTTTGGTCTTTTACGATGATGGGTATTCGTATATATTCGCCATCACGTAAGATTTCGTCCCCAGTATTTCCTGCGGCGTATTTCGCCCAGTTTTTTGAATTGACCATCTCAGGCGGATGATCATTCGTGATTGTTAATGATGTGAATGATGCTAATGTCTTCTTATCGAAGACTGTCGATTCCGGACGATAAACGCGGACCCTGTCCATTTCTGGACGGCCCACTTCCGCGCCTGCATACGTGTAAATGCCGCTTCGCGCGGCTCGAACCTCAGCGACGAGAAACCCTTCGCGAGTGCGCTTTTTCGTCGCAATGGCGGCGTCTTCGAAAAAGACGGGCTGGCCGTCAAACGTATGCACTTATGAAATCCGTTTCTGTACCTAACCGCGGTTCCCTCGGCTTGCCTCTTGCCCCGTCTACAAACGAATGTAGCGCAAGCGAATTGGTTCCGCAAGGCATGTGAATGAAATTCATCGGCCTAATCGCACGGCAAGGGGAATGGCAGTGCACCGGCAATTGATAGGCTCGCCAGGGTGGCCATCTTCAGGAGGCTGCGACCAAAAGAAAGTTTTGCCATGGCGCTTGGCATGTTCGTGACGCACTCTTTCATCTTGCATGGTTTCCCAAATATAGCGATCTATTCCGATTTGGGTTTGCCTTGCTTGATTAAGAGCGCCATTAAATGACGCCGTTTGGTCTTTTGCGATAAGACGTGCACGCTTTCTTGTAATCTGCATAGTCTTTCTAAGTCGTTCGGAAAGCGTAGTTCTGGATTGTCTTCGTTGGGCTGCGTCAAGGATTGTGAACTCGACTTGTTTTGCCATGTCATCTGACAGTCCCCTAATGAGCGCAACTGACTTCCTTACTTGATTCTCAATCAATTTTCTTGTTTCTGTTCCTGACAACAATGATTCAACATCAATGCCATATCGCAGCTTAACGGCCGCTGCAAAACGACTCCTATGCCTTCGCTCTTCATTCGTGATCACTTGCGCAAATTTCGATTGGGCAGCACCAACGGCCGCCTCAAGATGCATCCTGAAAACATCCATAAACAAATCGAATGGGGAAGTATAGTCTTTGATTTGAATCCGACCGTCTTGAGTAAGACTGCGCTTAATCTCTAAGAAATGAGATGGTCCTTCACCCGCTCCAAATATTAGGCTATTTGCCTCTTTTACTACAGATAAAATTATCTGCTCCATTGCAAGTTCCACCGATTTAGGTGGACGCAAAGCAATGAGTTTTGTCGGTTCTTTTGTGGCAGTGCGAATATTGAGCATTAATATTCCATTCCGCCAGCCCAAATACGCCCAAGCGGATTCATGTGAATATCTCTCGGATCAATTAGTTGAATTCTAGAACCAACTGCACCAAATTGATAAGCGCGCATTCCGCGCAACGTTACTGGAGTCGATTGATTGCGAATAAAGGCAACGATTTTAGATTTAACAAACTTAAATCCACTTGTATCGCCTGCCTCGCCAGTATAAACACTATCTGCATCATTATCTTCTTGTGCACCGCTAAGACGAACTTGAACAGTCCACCAAGTATCGCGAGTTTCTGGAGTAACCAATACTGGAGGGAAAACCGTGTTATCATAAACGGCAGGAGTTAGAACGACGTTTCCAACCTCATCAACAGAAAATCCAGGTTGAATTACTTCAACGTTGTTCGTAATGACAATAATACCGCGATTTTGAGCAAAGGTTAGCCACCTTGCTCTAGTTTCGCAACGAAGAATAAGATCAATCATGTTGTAAGTGCCTGTAGTTCGCTGTTTGTCCTACGGGTATTATAGAAGTCTATTTTCTTAATGTGCCCACACCATATATCAGCACCAACTCTATTACCAATGCTTAATCTATCTGGCGCTGTCGGTGGAGTGCCCGATGCATCCGTTACTGGCGTTCCACCATTTAAAACCATAGAGAAGTCATTTAATGCATAAGCAAGGGCTTGTTTAAATGGTACATTGTTAGATACAGCACCACCATTTAAAAGTGCTTGATCGACGTTAGCATTTCCAATATGAGCTAAAACATTGCCTGGTGTTCCTAATTGTTGACCATAGCGACCAAGAGAAACAACATTATTCCCAGTGCCATCGTTAGCAGATGTTAAATAACTCAAAAATCCCCCAGGAATTCCAAGGCTATCTCCATTTATAACAAATGTTCCAGCAGATTGATTATACCAGCTAGAGAAGTTCGTACCAGTTACTGTAGCGGAATCCGCGCTTCGCGTAACAGCGCCAGTTGTTGTCGGTATATAAGAGGTAAGAAAGGGGCCAGCCTCTATTTGTGCTCCCCAAGCATGAACAGAAACAGCGCCAGTGTTAGGAGTTCCTGCGGTTCCAAAATATCCAAGTAAGAATTGGCTAGTTGTGGCTAGAACACCACTTGTTGAATACCGAACCCAATTGGCCGTTAAAGTTATGTTAATGACGCCTTTGAAAGAGCCATCATGCATACTAAGACTGACAACTTTACCAACATCAGCGCCCGTAGCAGCTTTAAGCCAAATTGATTGAAAATGAGTCGATCCATTATTTGGTATAGCAATGCCACTTTGAATAAATTCAGCCCAGTTAGTATTATTACTTCTGTTAAAATCTATCTTAACTGCGGTATTTGTTCCATCAGGAGCAACGGCGTTATTTGCTGTAACAACAACCGTTCCGTCTCCATTAGTAAAGGAACTCCATGGAGAAACACTAAGATTGCTACTTTGAAGTACTTGATTTGCTCTAGATTCTTCAATTAAAAGACCCTTAGAAACAAGAGTTGTTGGGTCATAATCTATTCTAGCGACATCGTTAGCAGCAGATGTTAAGACACCAGAGGAATTAATATATGTTGCAGAACTTCCTCGTGTAAATGTGATTCCAGAAGGAAGACTTGAAGAAAAATCATAAGTTTTTGTTGGAGAAAGACCGCCAGCCTTAACAAGAGAAATAGCCCTTCCAGATAAAGTAAATAATCCAACGGCTGGATGAATTGTGTTAGGTTCAACGCCAGGAACGTAAACAACTTCCTGATATGTTGTAGGCTTAAATTGTTCTCTTACGACTTCGCCAGGAAAAGCCTGATGATTGAAAACCCTCTTCTGTATTACTTTATTGAATTGTCCGTAATTATCTCCTTGCGGAAGATAGTCAACCTGATCATTTACATCAACTAAAGCATCAGGACAAGCAAGCAAATAAAAGTCGGCAAAGCCATAGGGTTTCAGCTTTCTTGCTGAACCCAACTCTACTATTTGCTCGATTACTACTCTCGGTAATCGATCTAATGATGGTTGATCGTCATCATTCATTATATAGTGGCTTCCAGTAGGTTAACCATCTTTTGTCTACTTCCTCCCAGCCTGGAATTATCATCCAATATTGTTCTTTTTCGTTCCAGTCTGCAATTAACCATCTATCTCTGCCAGCATACATGAGCCACAATAAAATTGTCCCGGGAAAGAAGTCATTTGGATCAAACTTCCTGGCTTCTTCGTCTTCTGCATGCGGTACAGTTTGTGCTTTATTCATGCAACACCTTGCAGTCCTAAGATTCCTTCAGCCCAATTCTTCATATATTCGCGCACATTCGGCATTTTGTCAGCGCCCTGTCCCATAGGACTGGACTGGTAAAGAAAGGGGCAAACGCCAATAACGTCTTTACCGAAGTATTTAATAAGGAATTTCCAAGTGTTGTTAAAGTTAATAATGCGCTTTTCATCAATAGGTTTGTCAGGCCATTCGAATGCATCAGCAATCGCAATGACTTTCTGTTCGGATTTCTTCTTAAAGATAAGATTCATGTAAGACCAACTTAATTGATAGCCAGAAGTATTATAAGAATAGCGATACATCCCAATAATGTTAACAAGCTTTGGCAAACCAAACTTATCGAATTCATTGCCTGCCCCACTAATCATTGTTGCTTTGCCGCCACTATATTGTTCAATGATTACATGGGCACCATCTAAGTTTAACGAAACAACCTTTGGGTCAAGGTGAATGTTCTTGTCGTTATTTCTGTACGGTTCATCAAAAAGGAAGAAAGCCAGTATTAAATTGCTATATTGAATAACCTTTGAGTAAAGGTCTTTAAACTTTTGAGCAGCGTCTGGAAGTAATTCTGTTGATGGGTACTTGAACATAAAGGTCGTTACAACAAGAATTACCTTCTGTTGATTAACCTTCGCGTTCTCAAATTTTTGCTTTAAAGTTTGGTCAGTTTCCTGTGCAGGATCGATCCAAACAAGATTGCTATAAGACTTGGTGATAGCAGTAACATCACCAAGGCCAGTGTATCCGTTTCCATAGTATCCAAAGAAATTAGGCATTGATTTCTACCTTATGTGGTTTTCTCTTACTGTTGTCAATTGCTCGCAAACAAGACATACAGACTTTTTTATAAGCTCTTTGTTCTAGCGGCTCATTTGGTCCTTGTTTAGGAACAAAATTAGGGGCGACTTTCCTATAAATTGGTTCCCATACCCAACCTCGCCCATGACATTCTTCACAATACTTGGGCATTAGTCTTATATCTCTTTAGCATTCAGAAAGAATCTTCCGCCTGGACCTCGCGGATGTTCTGTTTCTTGAAAGAAACCAGAGTCTTTAGAAGAACTCTGACCTCCTTTCAAACCATCGCGCGCACCAACAATCTCACCTTGGTCATTTCTAACAACGCCAAGAACTTGGTCTAATTCTGCTCTTAAGTCTTTCTCATATTGATCAATTTCCGCCTGCACTTCAGGCGGAAGATCAACATGGTTAATAGGCTTAGGAGTGCTTAAAGGTGCCTCGGTAGGCATTTTTAGCCTCCTCTGAATCCCAATTGATTACTTTATGAAAGCCTTCAAACACATGCAAGTCGAAGGTTTTTTCGTCAGGATGGAAAATCGTTGTAATCGTAACACCTTTAACAGGTTGATTAAGTTTCTGCGAATACTCATCTAGAACGGCTTGTTTGCGATCCATAATGGCCTGATCTTTTGCTGCATTATGCGCAAACTTCTCTTCTGGAGTAAGAGTATCCAAATGGGCTTGTTCTGTTTTACTAGGCTGTCCAATAGAAGCACGCCATCTGCGGGCTTTCTTACTATTGGAAATAAGACCGCCCTTAACCTCAATAAGCAAGTTGCCAGCGAACAAATCAACTGGATAATTGGATATCTTTGCATTCAATTGTTGTGCATCTTGCAAACCCTGTTCTTTTAACCAATTAAGAACGTGCTTCTCTGCAAGCTTACCAGTGTCCTGTTTTCCAATCTTTGTTTTAGTCTCTACTGGCTCTCCACCCTTATAAACCTTGTGCTCTTTTGGAAGTGCGTTCTTTGCCGCTTCATTCAAAATTTCAAGCGATAAAGCATATTTTGGTTTGCCGCCTTGTCCGCCAGTTCCGGGCGTTGCTTCCTTAGAGGCTGCTTGCTTTGGTTGTTCTGGCTTCTCACCACGTTGCCACCATGGCAAAGTTTTGGTCTTGTTACCCATGCCGGGTTTATCAGACCAACGCCCGCCAGGACCACGCGGATGCGCAGTTTCCTCGAAAGAGTCATAAGCAATATCAGGATTTGCGTCCAAGAATTCAATCCAATCTGATGCTTCATCAGCTTGTGGCGTCTGATTTTGTGGAGGATTATTGCCTTGATTAGGGCTATTGCCTTGACCAGAAAGTTGTTGTTGCTGCTCAAGTTGTTGCTTTTGCTGCTCTTCAAGAACGTTATTTGCCTCTTCTTCAGAAAGAAGATGTTGATCAAGTGTCGGCAAGAACCCATCATCAACAATAACGTCAGCAACGGCTGGGCGTAGTTCTTCAGGAGCAAACAAGCCAAGCCCGTTAATCTGCATAAAAGCTTGTGACTTCTTTAAGGAAACATCCGCAAGCTCAGGCTCAGACATCTGCCAGAGCGAATCAAATTCATAGTCGATTTCTTCTGGACGGCCGCCCAATGCACTGCGAATGAACGCCTCATCTAGATCAACCAAGCAACCTTCCTTAAGATCATTCGTCTGATGCGATTTGATCTTATCATAATGCATCCGCATATCAGTATCGCCACTAGCGTTAAGACCACTAGGCGACTGACCAAGTAAACGAACAATGGGAATGTCAGCAGCACCAGAAGCAATCTGGAGGTTCGCATTCATGATCTCAGGAAGCTGCGCAAATGATATTTGCTTGCGGTCAAACTTTTCATCACCGCCCAAGAGCAACATGTTATTGTTGGCTTTGAGCAGCGAAGCCAAAGAAAAACGAGAAATGAGCTTACTTTGACTTTCATCGTTGTTCATGTAGCTGATCAGGTTCGGAACTTGAATAATATCAAGTTTCGCTTCTTCGACCAATGCAGCAACGTTCTCTGCAACAGCGCCAGCATTCACCAATGCTTTGCGAATTGGCTCGTAAATCGATTGTCCCCAACCAATTTGACTATCGTATGCAGCATAAACGCTATTGCCACTGACTTCAGGATTAGCATTGTATGTCAACCAATCTGTAGGCAAGGGATTTGAAATAAAGAATACGAAGCGACTTCTGTGGATTTTTAAGCCGACATCTTTGCCATCGCGTTGACGAAGCAATTCGTACCATTGCGGTAAGCCATATGCATCGTCTTCAATGTTGTTAACAAGATCACCAGCACGAAGATCATAACGAGAAAAGACTCTAAGATATTTAATCCCGTTTTGCTTTATCTTCGTTACATCTAATGGTTCTTCTATATCCTTGTCGCCTGTTCCAATCAATATTGCTGACCCGCCAAATAAACGATCAAGCTGCATTGCTCGCATTATCTTTGAGCGAACCTTTAATGCTTTTTCCAAAGCATAAAGTTTTTCAGCTTGCTTATCTTTGGCTTGCCATTTCCTCCATTCTCTTGTCGCATCTTGAGGGACAATATCAACGATTTTTCTTGGTAGCCAATCGCTTGTGTACATTGCAAGGCATTCTGGCCCCGTTAAGGGCGCAAAATCCCAAACCCAATTTGCAGCCTTGTCTTTGCTTGGGTGGCCGATCTTCGAAACTAAATTCTTCAGACCATCCCGCGCATTCATTAAAAACTCTACAGGATGGAACATTGGCTTACTTTCTATTCATGAAGAATTCGTCTATGAGTTCTTCTCTACTAATACCAAGAAGCGATAAGGTGGGCCAATCTTTTTCGTTTTCTTTCTTTTCGCCTAGAAAGAAGTCTAGAAATTCTTCAATAGTTTTTCTTTGCTCGTCTTGATAAGCTTTCTCAAGTAGAGCGGTTGTATCTCTGATCTTAATCAATGTAATCCGCCATGCTTTGGCCCTTGCGCGCGCCTTCAAGCGCATAGCGCAATGAGTCGATAACGTGGTTGTGTTTGTCTTCAAGAATTGGCAAAATGTCTTCAGTCTTCGGTTCAACCTTCCACGAATAGAAGGATAATTCATCCGCCGTATGCTGACAACTCGGATGCACGATAATATCCCATGACTTCAGAAACTCAATGCCGTCTTCAACAGACCTAGGGCCTTTGTCAGCACCAACAATATTGAAGCCACGATTAGCCACATAAGAAATAGTATCAGGTCGAGCGCTATCAGCCCTAATAGGCCAATTGCGTGCACCGTCAATCTTGTCAAAAAGATTGGTAATCTTATCAAGTTCGCAATGAAGTTGATATGCCTCTCTGTCGACATAAAGTCTTCGCCTCTTCTCATCAAGAAAACAACGAACTAATACTGTGGGGTCTTCTGCATAGCCCCAATCCGCACCAAAGAAAAAGCGAACGCCTTTCGGCGTTTCAAAGTATTCGACTTTCCAGTTTCTGAAAACGCGCGCTTGGGACGCTTGCAAATACTTTCCGCCCCATACATGCGCGTAACGATCCGGGTCACGTCTTTGATCGTAAACCCGCTCTTCTTCAAGTTCAGCCGGAAACCACGGGTTATCGTACCATTCTGCCTCGACAACAATGGCACGCGGTGGAAGCTCCCCAGCGCGGAAGAATTCATCAACCGGATCATTGCGATTTGTTGGGTTCCACGTTGCCCAAATCTCTGAGCCAGCCTCTCGAAACGTGGGCCTAAGTATACTCCACGAGGATTTACTAAGCGAGTGCGCTTCTTCAACCCAACAACCATTGTATCCCTCTAAAGACTTAATAGAATTTGCGTTGTGATTCTGCATCCCCTGAAAGATGATAACGCCATTACCTGGGGTGCGAATCTCAGTATCCATCACATGAAATAAATGGCCTAGATTATATGCCTCAATCTTGTCTTTGATCAGACGCATTGCAGACTGTTCAAGAGACTTTTGAATTTCACGAACGCAAGCCCAACGCAAGCCAGGAACATCAAGGCATTTGCGAATCAATAGCTCTGCAAAGAAGTGAGATTTGCCCGATCCACGCCCGCCCCATGCGGCCTTATACCTGCCGGGATGAAGTAAAGGGGCAAAGACGCGAGGCGTCTCAAAGAAGATTTCGGCTTGTTTTGGTGCAAAAATATCCATTCCAGGCAAAGACATGAATGCCTGAACGCCCGGATCAACAGTAGAATCTTGGCCTTCGAAAGTCATGAAGTATACCCAACTCCACCATTTCTGCAAACTATTTCAAGAACACTCAAGAAATCAAGATAAGGAAAATCTATTGTAATGATTTTATCGTTGTCTAGCTTAAGCGAAGTAAACTCTCCATGACGTAGAACAGCACGAATTGTATTGACGTTTATTAGAAAGGTACTGTTGAATTCGTCACTAACCTTTTTATCAAAGGTTTCTAAGAAAGTAACCTCGATGAATGCTGGCATTACAGTGGAATCTCCCCATCAATCTCAAAGTCCGCAGGCTTTTGAACCTCAACTTGCTTGGGCTCATAAATCGGAACTTCTTCGATTACTTCAGGAGTGCCATTGTTAACTGCACTATATTCGTGGTCTTGGGGATCATATCTAGGTTTCGGCGTCACATCAACTGCCGAAGCCTCAATCGTTCCTTTGTAATTGTTGCGAGGATCAACGATCACATTGGTGATCTTGGCAACGACAGGACCTTGCGGCTTTTGAACGCCTTGAACGCCTAAAATCTTGGGATAAATGTAGACGTAGAATGCGTATTTATTTCTGTCGTTCGCATTGATCCATTTGACTAAGCCTTGGACTCCGCCAATTATATCGAATGTTTCTGTAAGATTCTCTCTTGCGAGTTGTTGAACCTTATTTGGCGAGCCTAAAGGGCGCCCTCTTGGGCGCTTTAAAACTTGTGTTGTATCGCCTGTTGCGTGTGCTACTGGGTTCATTTGCGTTCGCTGTAAATAATTCTAACAATCGAAAAGAGCGCAATAATTTCTTATCGCAACTCTTTCCGACTTGTCTTGATAAATTACAGCCCTAGAGGGTGCGGGCAAGAGAACTGCAACCATATCAAGAACAACCATAAGAAAAGGCATTTGTGGTCCTAGCGAGAGGTTACCAAAGGTCAGGTAGCCGGAACCGAGCCAGCCGACGCCACTGGCTCCAAGACCCTCACCACAATGCCCTAGGAAGCCTCAGGACAGGCATCTGCCCATCAGGCTCCCTTAGCCCGCCCAGCGGTCTGTTGGGCCATACGCTCGGCCACCTGAGCATTCCCGGCCGTATCAATGTCCGCCTGCTTAGGGGACGGTTGAGCGGCGGCCGTGGGCGGCCCCTTGGCTTCATGCTTCTTCGTGTAAACCTTGTGATGATCTTCATCCTGAAAATATCGCACAGTGTTTGGAACGCTGTTGTCGACATAAACAGTTGAATCAGAATAAGGATGTGAACGCGGACCACGACGCACAATCTGTGCTTCGCGACGATTGCGCTGCGGAGCTTTCTTAGAAACAGCAGCGCGCCATTCATCATCCTCGAATTCACCATGAACGACAGGATGAACATTCGACATATCAACCATAATATTTTGCTCCCGTTGAGCCGAATTCCGTTGGTGCGGCAACGCAAAACCTCTGCCACGCCTCTAGAGCATATAACAGGCTTTGGCCATCTGGCAAGTGGCCCGATCCATCAAAAAGGAAACTTGTTGAATTTACAAATCATGTCTCAAAAGGTCCTTAAATTGAGAAAGTTTAGCTTTTGGCAAGTTGTGTGATCTCGTCGGCTTAAGTCTACATCTGTCATAAAGCTCTTTACATTTCTGACATAAATTTAAAGAAATCCTTCCGCTGTCTGCACACAAAAATTCTCTTCGCATAGACATAGAAAGATATTTTCTAAAAGGCTCAGTTGTTTCGTTATCGCATGCAGAACAATTATAAGTCCACATTTTCATTTTGCTTACCTCCAAAGGAAGAGGGGGTTGATACAACCTCAAAAGAGAGGTTGCAAAAAAGTGGCATCGTGCCAGTGAGTTTCCGGAACTCCCATAATCATTACTTATCTCTCTCTCTCCTTAAATTATGACAGAAGGGAGAACTGACCGGCATGGTGCCAGGTTTTTGCAACCCAAACGCGAGTAACCACAAAGCCCACCCATTTAAAATCCCTCCTCTTCTTTCAGATACGACAATAAATCGAAAAGTTCTGGCGCAAGCATCGCAACTGCTCCAACTTGTGAATTCACAAGACTTTTTGCTTCCGGTCCTATAATCATGAACCTATGTCCTCGACAATTTACACTCCCCCATTTTCTCGTATTGTTCATTTGTTCCCATCCAATTTCCCATCCAGCCTTTTCGAAGACCTTTCTAATTGTGGATGGCTTTTCCAAATACTTTACTTCTTGCCCATTATACATATTCTTTTTAATACACTCTTGAGCCTGTTTATCCGTTATGGCAATCAATGTCGGATAATTTTTACCTGTATATTTTCCAAGCCTTCCTGCCGCATTATCTTCTTTGATGTTTATTGCAGCATTGTATAATTTTCGCATTCCAGGCGAATATCCTTCAGTGACAACATTATCTTTAGCGCCTGAATCAGGAGCAATTTCGCCACGCTGGAAATATCCAACGCCACCGGGCAACATTTGCAAATCGCACCAATGGCGAATGCGCCCTAACCCGCCGCGCTTTTCCAACCAATCGAAAAAGAAGTTCCAATATGTGAATGGTTGCACTCTTTCAGTAACGAAAGGCACGAACCATCGCCGATCACCCGCACTCACTTTAAGCGCGTTGGTACTGTTCGACATAACGAACATATGAGTCCAGTTCTCGACCTTGTAAGAATTCATATACTTCTTATTGATGTCGATATGAGTATCTGTTATGTAACTCTTAAGTCGATTATAAGCTTTCGAGGAATGCCCAGCGTAAATCTCGTGCACCACTGCTAGCCTTTTATTGCCGACCCAGTCATTAAAACTTGAGTCGACAATATTCGACTCGTTCGGGAAAGAACAGTTTGTTACCCCGACAAGTGGAGCCAAGATTCGCTCGCCAAGGGTATCCTTTCCTACACCCATCCTTTCGCTGATCAACAAGATGCCAAATGTCATTCTAATGTCAGGACGCGATATCAAGGTCGCAATCCATTTTTTAAGATTGTGACGATCCCTTTCATTTGGAATGAGAATTTTGAGAAAATCTAACCAAGGCTTGATTTCCTCAACATTTTGGTAAGGAATTGCCTCAACAAGTGAAGGCACATAAGTATTCAACATAAGATTACCCCTGACATCTCGCCCGTGAATGATGCCAGATTCTCTTGTTGGATCATACGTGAGCTTAATTGACTTACTTGAATTGTGCCTTTGCAACTTTTCTGCTGTATCTTTCGCGTCTGAAAACGGCCTTACAAGATTATTAAATCCTTCCTTAGAATACTGCTCATGTGGGAGATGCTTATTGATGTAAATTTCAGGCTCAACAGAATGAATCCATTCCTCCCCAAAGTCCTTTGTAATGGTGATTAAAGGACGACCGCGATTTCCTGTTTCGATTACTTGCGTTGCCCAAGTAGCTGGACGCGCAAGGTACATTAATTTAGGGCCACTATAATACGTTATACCAGTTTCTTCACTAGTTTTCCACAAATCTGGATGATTTGGGAATGGATCGGCCATATCCCAATGTTCAGGCCAACGGGAATCAAAGTAAATCCCCTTCATACTTCTTCTGTAATGCGAGCTAATCTTTTCGAGAGCAATCTTGCCTAGGTAATCATTGTCGCAAACATAGACAACGTCTTTGGCTCCTCTTCTATGAAGCTCGCTATAGTCTGTCCTATGGGTTGCGGTTGCACCGCCAATTATTCCCCAATGTTCATAATCTTTTAGGTCTTCATACCAAACGTGATCTTTCTCTTCTTTCTCCACAATTCTTTGTGCGGCTTGTGCTGCCTTAGCGCCTTCATGAATCATGATGCTTTGACAGGTCGCGATTTTCGGCTTAAAGAATGGCAATCCGCCCTCAGGTTCCATTCTGCGCCATTCCATATCCGACCAATAAGTGTAAGGAACGAATTGCCTTTCACCGCCGTCATCATCGTAACGCTGCTGGATCATCTTGACGTTACCTGTTTCTTGGTTGTAAAACAGGTAGACCTGCGAATCGGGGCGCTCGCGCAAAAGCCTTTGGCGAAGTTCAAGTGCGTTGATTTCGGTGGATTCTTTGTAAATAGGGAATTCGCGCCCAACGAATTCTACCCTAATAGCTTCCTGTTCATGCTTCAAAGGAAGCCAAGACTTATGCTCTTCTTCGGTTTCAATGGTCCCGTCTGGCAGAACCTTAAGGACTACCTTTTCGACGTAGTATTTGTTTCTGTCTTCCTTCACCATTGCTCTTTTGAAATTGAGAACATGCGCTCCAATTCTATTAAAGTAAGCAAGCAATGATGGCGGGATGTCTTTTTCGTGGCCGGAGTTCATTTGGGAAAATCCTATTTAATCTTGGATTTTTTGATTTTAGGCTTGAAGCGCCAAAAATCGCGAAAAAATATGATAATGGGGCTTGCGGCCGGGTGCAAGGGGAGCTAGGTTGATTGGTGCGGCGCCGGCTGGGTCAAGGGAGATTTCAACTAGAAATCAAAACTGAACCGGGTACAACGGTGGCTGGGCTAGGGCATGATCTTGGCGGCGTGCCTAGTCTATAATTCGCCAGGGCGTGGGAATGATTTCAGGGCTGCATTGCGGCCCTAACTTGGCCGAGGGAACCATTCCGCTAACACGCTATTATATGGTGTTGAGCCACGTTCGATAGGAGCTAGGCGGCTACCTGGGGTACTATTTAAGATGTTGCGCCAATCTAAAAGGTTGGAGTTGCTGCATCCGAACGCGACTCAATATGAGTCCTTAGTGAGTATGGACCGGGAACTTAGAGCAACGGAAGGTTTCACGAGGGCTTTCTAATGCTCTAGGCCTCTCCATATAAAATATAGGAGTAATTGAAATGCTTCCTTGGGAAGATACTGAAGAGGACGGTCATATTCAGCCTCCGGCAGATGAATGGCCACCTGTAGAAGGTCCGACGCACTTTGAAGAAGTTCCGGACGGTTACAGATGGTGCAGTTAGACCTTGGAAATTATGTAGTCAATCTTTGCAGTCTAGAATTCTGTGATCCTGATTTCCCTCTTATCGATGGATATCATATATTAGGGTCAAGAGTTCCTGTGATGCAATGCGGACCATGTCCTTTAGTTGAATTAAGAATAAATCACAAAATAGTTGGGAACGATGAGCCACTTTCATGAATTTAAAATTCCTGTTAGGAATTGCAATATCAGCTATAGGCTGGGTTGGTCTATGGCAGCTTACTGACTTCCCTTTGTTTTCTTCGCAATCCATCTGGCTTATTGTTTGGGTGAGTATAATAGTTCTTGGACAATACATAACTAACCCCTAAATAGCCAACTTCGGAAAGGTTCTTCCGCTATGGCAGACAATACCCTTGATGATGCTTATCTTCGTGAAATAGAGTCCGAAGAAGCTCTTTCCCCAAGAAAGGTCAATGCTGACAGTCTCAGAGAAGTCACCAAGGCTTGTCGAGACGCAGCGGACCTTGAACTCGATATTCAATATCTTATTGAGCGCCTTAACGAAGCAAAAGAAAATTTGCGTCGCCTAACGCATGAGCGCATTCCTGCGCTTATGGAAAAATCAAATATCAAGGACATTACAATTCGTGGCGGTGGAAATCTGCCCGACAAAAAGATTTCCCTGAAAACTTTCTGCTACGCAAACATTGCGGCAGGTTGGGACGCACATCGGCGCGAGCAAGCTTTTGAGGCTTTGCGTGCGACGGGCGACGGTGCAAATCTAATCAAGCAAGAAATCTCTTTCAAATTCCCGAAAGGGAGTCAGAAAGAAGTTGTTGCGCTGCTGAAATTTGCCCACGAATACAATTTAGATTTTGGACAAAAAGAAAGTGTTCACCCTCAAACTCTTTCTAGTTGGTTGCGCGAGCGCCGCAAGAAAGGTTTGCCACATCCGCCATTAGATGTGATTGGTGCATCTGTTGGACAGGAAGCTGTCATAAAGGATGTTTGACAATGGCTGATATTACTCCTGTCGTAGCGTGCATGATCGAACGTCTTGAAGAAGCCAAAGTAATTTCTTTTTATGAAAGGGATGGCTACCTCCATGTCGATATTACCCCTATAGCAACTTGTTTATTCTTTGGAATGCTAGTAATTTTCATTACTATTGTTACATAAAATGTCAAATAACGAATTCGAAAGAGAACAGATTAAGAAGCAAATCAGAAACATAAATGAATTGGAATTCAGAACTTTCCTTCTCGAAAAGAGAAAATCTGAACGCATCAAGAGAACAAATGAACGCAATATCTTCTTCTTAATCGTCTTGTTGGTGTCAATCACCTTTATGATATGGAAGGCATTATGAAAACTCTAGACGATTTCATCAATTTCTGTCGCAAATGCATTGTTACGAGGCAGGGATTTCTTGAAAAAGCAATGTCAGAAGACATTAAAGTTACAGAATATATAGAACATGATCATGGCAATGGCATGGTGGATATTACCGATGATTACATCGAACGCTTCCAAGCTGAAATCAAAACCTTCGAAGAACTTATCTCTGATTTGAAGGATGCAACATCATGACGAAATCAGAGTTTCTTGAAGTCTTAGAAGCTCTTGCTGAAAGGGCCTCTAAGTCAGACGACAATGAAGTCAAATTTTCTTCCGTAGTTCTCTTTACTATTGGCGGATGCCTTTGTATGGGAGAAGGTTTTCTACTTCCTTTGCTAGAGGCTTCTGAAAAGGTTTG